ATTTTAACTTTAAAAGAAATAGAGGATGCTCGTGGCTTAATATATTGTGCAGATGAAGGATCAATAAAAAATTCTAATTTTTGATTTTCTCCTAGATCAAGATTATTGATAGGATGGATGGAAATCCTTTCAGAAGGCATTGGAACACTTTCATCAATATTAAAAAAACTATCAGACATTATTTATAATAATATAAATATATAAAATAAAATTAAATTTTTTTTTTAAAAAGCACCTGTTCCTGAAATTTGTAATCTTGGATTTTTACTCATGGAAGATGTTAAACCCATCTGATTATACTGAAAAGATGCTCCTGCTGTATCTTTTAATGCGTTTGTTTTATCTTTTGCTGTTTGTTCTCTATCTTTTATTTTTTTAGCTTCATCCACATCATCCTCGATGTGACCAATTCCTTCTGCTAATCCACCAGCAATTCCTACCAATGCTCCAAGTGGTTCTAATATTGGAATAGCTGTTCCAATTAAATCTGTATATGCTCCAACTTGTCCAAGAACATCACCAACTTTTTCTGCTGTATTATCACCTGATAATTTACCTGAACTTATATCACTTATAGTTGATACAACACCCATAGTTCCTCCAATTATTTTTTTTGCTCCATACATTCCAGCATCTAATCCTTCTTCTGTAATACCAGTTTTATCTGATATTGCAGTTTTTAATTTTCCTCCTATTGATTTTACAGGGGCATCATCAGAAGAAGGAACAATTTCTTCATTTGTAGTCGGTGCTGATGATGTATCGGTTGATTTTGCTGGTGCTGGTTCTTCATTTCTAGCACCAGTATCTCCTGAATTTTCTGTTCCAGTATCTTCATTTCTATCTTCTATTTGCTGTGGTTCAGGTTCAGGATCAGGAGATCTTGGTCTAGCTGGTTCTCTAACTGCTAATTGTCTCTGTAAAGAAACACCTTTAAATGTTCCAGTTAATCCAGTATTTTCTCCTGCTGTATCAATAGCATCATCACTCATGGATAATCTAAATCTTGGATCTTCTCTCACCCCAAATTGTCGAACTCTTTGAGCCAATGCATCTGTTCCTTCACTAGATTTAAATAATGTTGTTTTTCCTGATTTTACAGCACTTTCTAAACTTTCACCAGCACCTTCATCTTCACCAGCATCAGCTTCTACACCAGTGCTTTCTGCTGATGTTGTCCTTGATATCCTACCTGAAACCCTTGCTCCAACAGGATCATCAGAAGGAGGTGTTGCTCCTGTATCTCTTTCTACCTGTGTTCCAGTGCTATCTTTATCTACATCATCATTATTTTTATCACCTGTTCTAAATTTTTTAAATTTATCAGATAAATAATTTTTATTTGCGGTAATATGTCCAACATCATCAACTTTATATTGTGTTTTATATCTTTTATAATTTTTGACTGCTTCACTTAATTCAGATGAATAAAATGCTTCTTTTCCTGCGTCTCCTGTATGAACTAAAACTTCTGCAATTTTACCTTCTTTACTATTTTTTATAGTATCTAATGCTGTATTTAGATGTTGATCCAATAATTCATTATGGTCGAGAACTCCATCATTATAAGAATTACTAGCTTGATTGATAGCATTGTTAAAACTGCTCATTCCAAAGTCACTCATATTTATATATTATATTGATATAAATATAATTAATCAAAAATTAAAATAAAATATATATTATAAATGTTTAGATGTGTTTGTTGTTGGATTTTTGGATATTGTTATAGAACAGAAAAATAATTAATCTTCATTTGCTTTTGTATCTTGTTCTTCATAATTAATTACATCTTCATCTTCACTATCTAATTGATCTAATGTAATTATTGGTTTATCTCCATGACCCATAATTGTATCAAAATTTTTCATGAATATAGCTGGATTTTGTTGAGCATTAATTACCATAATATTATATTTTTCTTTCATACAATAATTATAATATCTCATAAATAATTCCTCTGATCCACAATAATCAGAATATTCTTCTGCAATTTTAGAAAGTTCTTTAAAATTATTTTGTTTAAAAATACAGATGAAATCAGAATTATTCCGTATAACATTTGATACTGCTCGAAAACTTTGGACTGCTAAAATTATTGATGTTTCTATGTGTCGATATCGGCTGGATAAAAATGAAATCTCTGATGTTCGTTTAAAATCTCTTGATATAATATCATCTAGAACAATTAATCCTGTCGGCATATCTTCTCTTGGAAATTCTTTTTGTTCCTCAATATATTCTTTGATATATTTATCGTCATAATGATCTATAACCTCAAATGCATCCATTAAAAATTTACCCTTTGGATCATTATTAATTGTATTACTCATGATTACAACTTTATCAAAATAATCTGTTCCAAAAAATCCATTTTGTTCAGGTTCTCCTCTTAAAGCAGAAACAATAAAATTAGATTTTCCACTACGCACAGACCCACAGCAGAGCATACAAAATGGAGGAACTGGTAAATTTGGATGTAGCTGTTTATATTTTGATTTATCTTCTAAATCTCTCACTTTTAATATTGTAGGAACTACAAGATTAGGATTTTCTTTTTTCTTTTTATCCATATTTAATATATTATATATAATATTATTTTTTAATTATAATTACCATAAAATTTTATGTGACCAATATTTAGCTGAATTTTTATCTGTTGCTTTTCCATGTCTAGAATAATATGCTTTTTTTCTTTTAGGATCACCATGATCTAATGATTTATAATGTCCAATTTTATCCTTAAATTGTCCATATCTTTTATCTCCAAAATGAATTAATTTAGGATTACCACTTGCAGATTTTACATAAACAGAATATTTTTTATTTTTTGCTTTACTAACAAAAGGTTTATATAATTGTTTTTTTTCCATTTTAATTATATAAATATAAAAATATATTATTACAAAAATAAATTTATTGAGGAATATAATAAGACCAAGCATTATCTAATGTCGATGTTGTATTATGAATTACTTTCTTAACTTTCTGTGTATGTTCATGTTCTTCTTGTTTTTTCTTTTTTTCTTGCTTTCTAGCTTTCCTTTTTGTATCATATTTTTCTACTGCTTTTTCTTGTAAATCGATTAATTGTTCTTCTGTAAAATTAAATGTTTTTTGGAAATCTTGTGAATAATCAATTGTAGGATTTTCATATTGTTCTACTTCTTGTTTTAAAACTTTATGTTCGATTTCTTTCTTTTTTTTTGATAATTCTTTCATTTCTCTTTTTTGTTGAGCATTTTTTCTCCTATTCTCTAATGCTTTTAATCTTCCTTGTCTTAATTTTTCCTTGTGTTCTGCACTTAATTCTCTCTTTTTTTTAACAGGTTTAGCTACTGGTTTATCAAAAACATTCTGTTCTTCTTCCTCTTCACTTTCTACAAATTCAGAATTATCAACAGATCCATCTTCATCATTAATTTCATCAACAAATCCATTGTTTTTTAAATCTTGATAAATATCATTATTATCTTCTTCTTCACTCATATTTTTATATTATATTTATATATTTTTATTTTATTTTGTTTATTTTAAAAAATAATAAATCTATTTTTCTTTTTTCCGAATATGAAGAACTAAACATGTATCACCCACTAATTCAGATGCTCTCCTCTCGTCCTTATGAACAATATCAACATTAAATTCATTCATTACTATTGGCTGTGGATTATTAAGTGAAAGATAACATTTTTCATTTGCTTCGAAATATAAAGCACCAAATTCTTCTCCTGCATTTGTAAATTGTGGAATATGGTATAATATTTTAGATGGAGTATGTTTAAGAGCATTAAAAGATTGATATGGAAAATTATTCACTCGAACAAATAAAGATTGACCACCATCAACAATTTTCGGTAATTGATTACTAGCAAATACTACCTTTGTTCCATCAAGAGAAGGTTTATCTACTACTCCATCCCCCTCAAATCCAAATGAATTCATAGCATTTGCTCCAATAGTTCTATGATATAAATTGCTTTGAGATAAAATCATAACAATATTATATGCTACCCCCTTGGAAGCATTCACAGATTTAAATGATGCTTTTTCTGTGGCTATATCTATATCATTATATAATCTTGTATCTATATCTCTACAATACATATTTTCTCTATTTAATATTTGCATAGTTGCCCACCAATCTTTATTTTTTCCTCTGTATTCCCAACCAACTAATCCTTTATTATAATAAACATCAGCATTAGTCGGTTGTTGAGCAGGAATACCTGTATATTGTGTTACTTCTATTTCATCATCAACTTTTTCCATATGAATTTTTCCAAACATCATCCAATTACATTGATTAATTGGTTTAAAATAATTAACCTTTTTCTGTCCGTTACCTGCTAATGTTTGCTGATAAGCTACAAGAGAAATAAAAGTATTTCCACCATCTTTGGAATATTGTGCTTTAATTGTTTCACCTTTACATTCGAAAGCAAGATGAGTAATTTTATCAGATGAAATTTTTAATGGATTTGCTGGACAAACACCAGCACCAGTATCCCATCCATGATAGATAACTTTTCTTGATTTAATCATTGTCTTATCATTTGGATCTACTACTGAATGTAAAACTTCTATTGTATCACCATCATTAACATTTGTTCGAATTTCATAATCAAAGAAACCCTGACCAGTATCAGAACAATAAGCAGGATGAGTATGCGTTTTATCAGCAGATCTAGATAATCCTACACGGAAGCCACCATTAACACCACCAGTAATTTTTGTTAATTTATATATAACTTTTCCACCTGTTAATGATATTGGAGCATGTTTCATCATACAAGTAGTATTACCTGCCTTTTTGGTAATCTTTGCATTTGCTCCATTTTCGGTGACCACAAAAGAACTATCATCATCAGGAGTATTTATTCCTATCCATTGATTTTGACTTTTTGGAACAAAACTTCCCTTTAAGCTACCATGAGTATTTTCGGTTCTTTGATCAAACTTAAAATCAAAACCTTCGAATTTATCATCACCAGCATTTCTCCTTGGAACTACTTCTGCTAATCCCTGAATACATGGATGATATAAAAATCCACCAGTTTCAGCTAAACCAGTATATTTATTAACACTAACAATTTTTCCATTTAAACTATCTTCTATTTGTTTAGCAAAATCATTAACATTAGAAGATGTTTTTTTTACACTACTTACCCAAGCCATCACAGGATTAGAACAGCAATCCGCAACTTGTAATCCATCATCAGATAATTCTTCACCATACCACAGGAAAAACTGATTAGATGATTTATTAATATTAAATCGTGGATCTTTATTTATCTTTAATGAATGAACAGCAATTTCACTATGAGGAGGAATAACAACAGGAGTATTCATATGATTAGTAAATTCATATGGTTTGTAAATACCTGAATTTATGCAGTTTAATCTCTTGGCTTCCGCACTATCATTTGAGAGAAGAATTAAGGACATTATTTATAATAATTACAATATAATTAATTTATTTATAAAAAAATAATAAAAAATATATATATAATAAATAATGGAAAAACATGATTATAAGGTTGGAAAAGTTAAAATTAATATGATGAAACCGAAGCTAGATAATGGAGTTCCTGCATTATCGAGTGAATTACCTGATAAAATATCAAAAGTAGATGTTGGTAAAGGATTAAAGGAAAAATATGATTATAAACAGGAAGATATTTTTGAGGGTGTTACAAAGAAAGAAAAAATTAAAAAAAATAATAAACCTAAAAAAGTCCAACCAAAAGTCCTTAAAAAAATTAGTCAGAAAAAATATTAACTATATATTTTTTTTTTTTAATGTTTTTTATTGTTGTTATGTTGGACTAATTAATACATAAAATATAAAGTTAATAAATAATAAATAAAATATAACAAATAATAACAAAATGGATATCTTAAAGGATTTGTATAATTTTGATTATGATTGTTTTTTATTAGTGTTAAAATATGTAGAAACAATAAAAAATAATAAACTTGTTATCGAAGATCTTAAAAAACATATTACATTAAGAAAATGTATAGAATTAAATGAAATTTATTTAACTAAACAAGAAATTAGAATAGACATGATGTATGGAATGTGCAGAGATTTAGAAGCTGATGATGAAGAAGAACAATTTATATTTAATAAAAAAGAACAAAAAGAAAGAATTAATAATTGTGTTATTAATAATGATATAACTTTCGATGAAGATGATTTTGTAGAATTATATACAATTAAAGATATTTTGTAAAAATTTAGATTTAAAAATAAAAATATATATTAAAATTATAAAGTAATGGAACAAAAACTATTTGATTTAATTCAGAAAGAAAAACCAAATGTTAAGGATAAAACAATTAATATGTATCTTAAAAATTTAATTAAGTTATCAAAAATGGTTACAGGAACAGATGATTTTGAGGATATTGATTTCTTAAAAAATGTTGATAAAGTATCAGAAACATTAGACCATTTGCATTACACAACAAAAAGAAATTATTATAATGCTATTATTGTAACATTATTAGTTTCAGATCAAGAAGAATTATTAAAAGAATATCAATCTATTCGAGATAAATTAAATCAACAATACGAGGATGAACAAGCCACAGGAGTTATTTCAGATAAACAAAAAGATAATTTTGTAGATATCAGTGAAATTCATAAAGTTATAGATGATATACATGAAGAAATATATAGCAAAAAATTAAAAAAGAAAAGTGATTTATCGAAGAAAGATCAACAATTATTTATGGTATATTTATTGATAAATATTTATGTAAAATACCCTTTCAGAAATGATGTAGCTGGAATGAGTGTTATCAGTAAAAGAACTTATAACAACTTAACATTAGAAGATAAAACATCTAATAATTATGTAGTTGTAGAAAAGAATAAAATGATGTTTGTATTAAATGAATATAAAACATCAAAAAAATATCATGAAAAGATTATTCCAATTGATAAAGAATTAGAGAAGATTTTTAGAATGTATTTTAGAATTACTAATATATCAGACAGAATGAAAAGTGGTGATGAAACAATTTTATTTAAATCAAGCACAGGAAAACCATTATCTAGAAACGCAATCAGCCAGTTATTATTAAAGGTTTTTAAGCAAAGATTAGGAAAATCCATATCGACTACAATGCTCCGTAAAATTTATTTATCAAGTAAATATGCTGATGTAAAAGATGAAATGGAAAAGGATGCACTAGTGATGGGTCATTCAGTAGAAACACAGCAAAAAGTATATGTAAAAGAAAAACAAGAAGGAGAAGCTATGAGTGAAGATATTTATAAAAAAAATGAAGAAACAGGTGAAGAAGAACCAAATTTAATTTATGAGGATGATTAAATAATCCATCCTGCTTCTTCTTGTATTCTATTAAATCTTTTTAACATTTTACTTCGATTAACACATCCATCATTAAAACTTAATGAATTGTTAATATAAATACATTCACAATCAAATAAATCTTCCTTGTTACAATCAGCTATTTCATGCAAAATTTCATATTCATAATCATCATTGATCATTACATCGAAATATGTTCTGTAATTTAATTCTCCATTCCAATATCTTAAATAGTCGTTTTTGTGTTGTGATTTTCTTTGGTTCATACCATATTTAGACATGGATGAGCCAATGTAATATTTTCCTGTTTCATTATCTAGAATTTTATAAATATATCCTTTTACCATTTTATATTACTTTATATTTTATTTATATAAAATTATTTTTAAATATAAACGCATAATTTAAGATTTGTTAGTTAAACAATTTTAAAAAAAATATATTATATATATTATAATGATAATTCATAAAACTCACAGCAAGAAAGAATTAATTGATATTGTTGAGTTTTTCCATATTCCTATTGATGAATATGAAGAATTAAATAAAGAAAATTTAATAATCGAAATAATTAAAAATATAGATAATATTCCTGAAATAATTCCTGATTATGATTTTTTATTAATCAATAATATAGATGAATTAAAATCTTATTTATCCGAAGCTAATCAAGATAAAACATTATCAGTAAAAGAAAAAACAAAAATTATGAGAAAAGCAAAAAGAATAA